GGCTGGAACTTGGCCGCGCAGGCGGTCGCGAATTTGGGAGGCTCGGGAACCCGGCCGACACGCCGACCGCGGAGAACAGCGCGTTCAGTTCCCCGACCGTCAGCCCCGCCTCGGCCAGCTGCGCGTAGGTCTCGGCGCCGAGCAGCGCGCCGAGCGCAGTCTCAAGCTCCCCGGCAGCGAGCGCGGACAGCGCCGACACGGGCCAGGCGCGGCCCGGGGGCACCTCGTAGTGCTCGCCCTTGTACACGAACGGGAACGACGCCTCGGCGGCCTCGGTGGTGGCAGCCTGCGCCGCCTCCTCCAGGTCGAAAACACTGCCGACTGCCCCGTTCGCGTTGGCCGGGCTCACGCCGCCTTGCTAGAGCCGGTGCCGCGCTTGAGCGGTGCAGACCCGGTAGCTGCCGGGCCCAGCTGGACGCGGCCCAGCTGGCCCGCGTTGTCGAGCGCAGACAGAGTGCAGTCCAGCGGCACCACGGCGCCGCGGGTGATCGCCATGTCGCCCGCCGAGGTCAGCGACGCCCGGGTGAACGAGATCCGCAGCACCCGCTCCGCGTCGCGGGAGTCGATGCCGATGGCGTGAATCCGCTGCGGCTCGTCGGAGCGCAGTTCCATGTCGATCGACCCGTCCGCGGCCGCCGTGGGCTCGGGCATGTCGAAGTACACCGCGAGGGTCCGCTCGTTCAGCTGCCAGAGGACGAACTGGAGCGTGATCGACCGGCCGGTGATCACTGACCGGATCGGCACAACCGACTGCCAGGGGGTCAGATCCTCAGAGTCGGTGCTGGAGCCCACAGTGGGGCCGTCGTCGGACAGGTAGCCCAGCACCTCCCACGGGTCGTCCCACTCCTCGGTGGTGTCGTCGGGTGGTTCGGTGCCCGCCGGGGCGATCCAGATACCGGGGCCGTTGGCGGTGCCGACCTGGACCTCAGTCGGGTCGAGCAGCGGCGGCGGGGTTGGTGTCGTCATCAGAGGGGGTCCTTCCTACGGGCCCGCAGCAGTCGCGCGGGGGGGATGAACTCTGATCTCGTACCGCGCCACGTAGCGCGGCGAGCCATCGTCGTCGGGGAGCCAGAAGGGGCCCTCGACAGGCTGGAGGTAGCAGATCGCGCCCTCGGGCCAGGGCACGTCAGGCAGCGCCAGGAGCAGCTGGCGGACCCGCTCGGCGCCCGCGCTCGCGGCGGCCTTGGACTTGGCGCGGGTGTCCACCTGAATGAAGTGGGCCATGATCCACCCGGCCCGGTCCTGCTGCACCGCGGTGTAGCTGAACGAGGTCACGCCGGGCAGGTCGCGGATGTTCGCCCAGACCCACGCCTCCAGGTCGGGCTGAGCGACCACGGGGGCGCTCACCGGAGGCCAGCCGTCGCGCGGCCCAGCGGCGCAGCTGCGCGCATGTGCCGGGTGCCGTACTCCACGAACCGGGCGTACTCGGTGTCGTTGACAACCAGCGCCGTCCCCGGATCACGGCCCGGCACGGTGCGCCAGCTGCGAGCCATCCGCCCGGTGCGCTGCGGCGTGTTGGCCGCCGCCGAGACAGCCACCTGAGCGGCGATCTCCGCGACGTTCTGAGCGACCGCGCGGCGCGGGGCCTGCGGGTCAGTCACAGTGAACGCAGCGCTGCTAGCCATCGCGCCGCCTCGCCGTCGCGGTCGCCGCCATGCAGTCGAGCCCGGTCCCGGCGGGGTCGCGGACCAGGCGAACCTGGCTCAGCGCCCACCACTGGCCCCGGATCATCGCGGCTGAGCCCTCGCTCGCGCAGCTGCCCGGCGGCAGGTACAGCGTCCCCTGCTCCGCAGCTGCGGGGCTGCTCGGGCCGTGCCCGCCGCCGTCCGCTGCGCGCGGATCGGATGCGCCCGCGATCAGCTGGAGGTTCCCGGTGCCGCACCAGTACGGCCGGTCGCCCGGCTCCACCCACCCGTGGGCGTCGGATTTCCCGGGCGGGTACAGCGCCACCTCGTCAGCGGCCAGCAGGAGGCTCACGGCGGGTGCTCCAGGTTGCGCTGCCACCAGTCCACGGGCAGCGGGTCCGGGCGCGGTCCCACCTTGAGCGGAGCCGTGCCGAGCGTGCCCAGAAACGACCGGTGCCACGCGGCGCGGCCGATGGCCAGGCCGTAGTCGCCTCCGGGCATCGGCGGGCTGTAGGAGACCGACTGGGAGCCGGTAGCCACCTGGGCGACCACGGGGGTAGGCGGCAGGGTCGCCGCGTAGTGCTCCCACATGATCATGGCGGCCTCGTGCGGGTCGTCGGTCCAGTACGCGGCGACGATCTCCTCGGCCTCGGCCAGGGGCAGGCCCCCGGCGGTCGGGGGATCGAGCGGCGGCGCCCAGGTATGCCAGTCCGGGCCCGCCAGCCTGGCTGGTAGCTGCTGAGCGCCGCCGCCGGTCACTTCTTGGCAGCCCTTGAGCCGCCGCTGCCGCTGCCCTCGTCCAGGGGCGCCGGGGGCCGCACCCACGCGGCCAGCACGGCCTTGGCGAACGGGTTGGCCCCGGTCGGGATTCGCGGGGTGACTGGCTTGGAGACCACGCACCCGAACCGGGCGAAGACCTTCATCAAGGTCACGTTGTCCTGGAACGCCGAAACCTCGATCGCGGTACCGCCCGCGTTCGTGATCACGCCATCGGTGGAGGTCTCGAACCGGATGTCCTGGCGCACGCCCATGTTGAGGTACTCCCAGGCCCCGGTGAAGTAGTTGATCCCTCCCGGGTTGCTGGTGAACGGGACATACGAAACGGGCAGGCCGTAGAGCGTCGCCTGACTGTAGGTCGCCGTCTGGATCGTGCCCTGGAGCAGCGAGCCGTTATCGTCGCGGACGCCGCGCAGGAAGCCCCGCACGACGGTATCGGCGCCGTGCCCGGTGACGTTGAGCCCCTGCCGCTCGACCTCTGACATCGTCTTGTTGATCGAGTCCACGGTGTCGATCCCGGGCGCGATCGTCGTGGCGATACCGGCGAGCCCGGTTGCCATGCCCCACGAGGTCGGCGCCCCGATGCCCCAGAACACGGCATTGTCGAGACCGACCGCGATGGCCTGGGCCAGCAGCGGGCGGCAGAATGCCCAGATGTTGATGCTCGGGTCGTCGATCATCTGATTGGGCACGCCGATGACCGCGGCGATTTCCTCGGCCCGCAGGGTGTCAGTTCCGGCCGCGATGTTCGTGTACGGCTTGCGCCCGGTGGCGCTGGTGACGAACGCGGCGACGGGCAGCGAGCGGGGGACGGGCATCTCCGTGATCGCGGTACCCATAGGCACCCGGCGGCCCAGCGACAGCGCCGCCGACGCCACCGTGGCCTCTTGGATGATCTGGCTTGAATACTCCGGGGGGATGACCCCGCCAAAGTCGGACAACGGCATAGCAGCCGACCCCCTTCCGGGGACGCGAAACGACCAGGATCGTCGCCGCTTTCACGCCACCAGGGGGGGCTGCCGCATCACGCCGCACGCCCGCCCGGCCTGGGCATCACGCCCAGTAAGACGCGCCGGGTTCGGCTACCGGCTGCCGCCGCATCACGCCGCACGGCATCACCGGCAGGTTAGGCTCAGCCCCGGCCGCGCCGCAACCCGGCGCCGAAGAAGTCGTCGTCGGGTGCCGGTCCCGCGCTCTGGGGCCCGGCCGGAACCCGGCCCGGGGCTGCCGCGGGGGGCGGCAGCTGGGCGGCCAGCTTGCCGATCAGATCGGCCAGCCTGGGCGTGTCTATCTCGCCGTCGTCCTTGACGAACTGGGACAGGTCGAGCAGCGCGAGTGCGGCGCCCGGGTCGGCTAGCTTGCCCGCAGCGGCGGCCCGGAACTCGGCGGCGGCCAGCCTGAGCCCGGCGGCCTTGACCGCTTCGGCGCGGCCCTCGGCCTTGGCTGCCTCGACGGCCTTTTCCTGGTCGGACATCTGCGCGTTGCGGAGCTTGGTCACCTGCCCCTCGAATCCGGCGGCGCGGCGCCGCTCGGCTTCCAGCGCGGCGGTCAGCCGGGCCACGTCGGCGGCCAGGTCGGGGGCTGCGGGGTTGCCGTTGGGCGGCGCGGGTGCCGGGGGGGCGGGGGGCTCGGGAGCGG